TTGGTGCCCGTAGTAGGACTCGAACCTACACAATCTACGTTCTAAGCGTAGCACATATACCAATTCTGTTATACGGGCATAAAATGGTGGGTAAGGTCGGATTCGAACCAACTCAGCCTAAGGCGACAGATTTACAGTCTGTTCCAACTCTCCAACTTTGGCGCTTACCCAAAAATGGCGCGCGAGGGAGGCTGTCAACCTTACCTTCTTAGAGCCCCAAGCAATTTCGTCCAACCCCGACTTGTAGGGGGCGAGATGCATCTCTTCCTACTTCCGTACTAGTCCGGCACGGGTTTCCTGTATTATAGCTTGGTATTTCTCAGCCCACTCAGGGTACTGGCCCATTGAAGAACCGACTATTGGTTACCCCTCGCGCAAATTGGCGGAAGCGGTAGGATTCGAACCTACGACCGGCTCATCACCGATTCTTGTTTTCAAGACAAGCGATTTTTATCCACTCACCCACGCTTCCGTATCTGGCATGGAGATGGCGAGGATCCTTTCGCCATTATTTACCGCTGTCAAGCACCTTATGCGGTACTCTCGGGGATGTAGACGACTTACTTGCACCCCTACCAGAAAAATTGGCGGCTGTCTCTCCAGCCATATCAAGTCTACGCCGATAAGGGCTTGGATACCCCAAGGCACTAACGCGGACTTTCGCAAATGGAGCCTCCAGTCGGATTCGAACCAACGACCTACAGTTTACAAAACTGTTGCACTACCACTGTGCTATAGAGGCAAAATGATTACCAACGAATCGCATATCTTTTTTTCGCAAGAGTGCGCACTCTTTCAGCATATTTGGCCGCCATTGATATGATACACTGTGCATACTCAGTGTCGTTGGTAAAATAGTCCCGCGCTGCACCTAGAGCATTACTGCTTCCTGGATACGTACCCAGACTTCAGTGCAGGCAGGAAAAAGGCCCGGCGAATTGTTTTAAAGAGCGTCCGGGGCCGCTCTGTTTCATCTAATAAAGAACTTATTGATCTCACCCCTATCGGCTTTTTATTCGCCGGTTTGGATGCCTCTTATAAGACGTCTTGGCTGCTTGGTTAGCGGCAGCTCGCATTAAAAAACCCTAGGTTTTTAAGGCCTAGGGTTTAAAGTTTTTCGTTAGAAAATTTGCTTTAAACCCTGCCCAGTTCGTAATGAACCCAGGCGAATGTATCGCATTGTACTGGATTAATTGTTGAACTGGTTATGGATTTGATCATTTGTTATTTAATATTTACATATAATGGTACTTTTTCTCTTAAAGTCAAGCACTTTTTACATATAAAGGAAAGGTTTCCATTCTTCTCTAACATCTTGGATATCTGGAATAAACACACCGGAATGCATTAACTTACGCGGCTTTACTTCGTTGCCGTTAATATCGTAGTAAGGAAAGATATTGTCTTTTTCACTATTACATTTTCGGCAAGCTAAAACCATATTGAAATCGTGATTGGTACCACCTTTAGATTTTGGATAAAGATGGTCTTTAGTAGCATGACTAAATGGTATTGGCCTTAAACAGAACTGGCAAGTACCTTTATAGATATTAAAAAGATTTTTTAGCGAAACGTTATCGCCCTTACGAGGGTGAAAACCAAAATGAGCGGTGCAAACCAGAACAGTAGGAATGGGCCAAGTCTGGCTAGCGCTCCGAAGAGCCGGTTGATCCGGGTGGTGTTGTACATAAACTTTTGACCAAGTATCAAATTCGTGAGTATTGTTTTCAGCATCTAGCCCCTTTACTCTACCCGTCATAAAATGACGAATAGCAGCTCGAGCCGTACAGAAAGCAAACGCTTGATAATTACGGTTAAGAAGCAGGCTCGTCTTGGTATCTGGCTGTACAACTCTCATTCAGCCAATATATTGTATTAACTATCTCTAAAAGCAAGCTTTTACTTTAAAGTAAGAAGATATTTTAGCGTATTACATTCCCCTTTGATCTCATCTCGAATATTAAAGAGATCAGTGTCTTTTTCATCAAGCTCGTTTTCGTATGTATCAAGATATGTAATAAATTCGTTAATTAAATTATTAATATCAGCACCTTCTAGATTGACGAGATTGAAAGAATAATTACCTTCGTTAGCCTTGAGCCGTTCGTACTTACCCATAAAAGTCTCTACGAAAGAATCAATCAGCCCGTCTAGATTTTCATAAGCCTTCCCTAAAGCTTTATGTTGTGCGTAGCTTTCGGTTTGCCAATGAAATATTCGCAATTGCTGTTGAAACTGTACTAAAGGTACTATTATCTTCACAACTATACTTAGGCTTTAAAAGTTTACTTCTCCTACATTTATATTCGGACCATTTTGCTGTAAAACACACACTTTAACTGGATTCTCCTGGCGTAATCTTTTAGCTTCAGTAACAGCGACATTTACATCGGCGTACTTGTACGCTCTATTAAGTCCGCGCAGCCAAATATCATCTCCAGCGTAAACTAATCTTTCATCAATAGGGTCTTTGGCTTTGTCAAACTTTATAGTATTATCAAGAATAATAAAAAATTGATTCATTAGCGAATACGGGATCGAGAAGGTAGATCGTATATCTCAACTCGACCATCGTTAAAACACAAAGTAAGCGTATTACCGCTAACATTGTATGAAGTTAGAGACCCATGCACGCTTATATTAAAATAGGGCGCACCAGTCTTTGTGTCGTGTACGGAAACGTAAGAGCCTTGTATAGTTGCGTAGTACATAAGATAATTTAGTTTAAAATTAAATAATTTCTAGATTAAACAAGTGAAGTATCGAGTTTTTTAAGTTTATTTTCAATCTGCAATGTCTTAATACTATGAAGCTGCTTCTCAATAGTTCTAGCAGTTTTAATCTTCATTACAAGAGTGTCTGTACGGTTATCGACATAATCCTGTATATCAAGAGGTTTGATATATCTCATACCTTCAGGACTATCAAAATCTATACCTCGATCTTCGCATTTCTCTGCAATAATATCTACTGCTTCGAGTAATGCAGCCCAACGAGCAAATTCATATAGACTAATACCTTTATTACTAATAATAGATTCTTCCATAAAATTAAAGTTTGGTTGCGATAGGAATTGTTACAAGGGCGGCTTCAGCAGTAATATACGCAGCGTTCTTTGCACTACATACGGCGCATACAAATTGATTCTCATCATTAGCGTTTATCACGACTTGATTAGGTTCTTTGCAGGCTGCACAGTTAATAGTAAACGTAATACGAGAAAGAATCTCAAGCTCTTTAAGTTGATTTTCTTTAATAGTTTTAGCAGCTTTATACTGCAAATATGAGTTGTAAAGGTAAAACACTACGAACTGTCCTAAGAACCCGGCAAAGCTCCAGATAATAAAAGATTCCCCTAAAACATAAGCCAGTCCACCCACAATAAGCGCGCCGGCGAGAGTTTTGAGCGTTGAGCTCAAAAATACAATTATAGCTTGTTTCATAGCCTGTATTAGAGGCTCTTATTTATTTTGGTGCAAGCGTAAAGTTATCTAATTCTGCAGCTAGTTCTCTATAAGCTAGCATAATTCCCTTTAATTTAGACCGAAATCTTTTAAGCTTATCTTCTTTTCCTTTAAAAAGAGGCAAGGCAGTAGCAGACGCAGCCTTGTTTTTTAATTCCAAAGTCTGCAAATAAAGATTAGCTAATTGTAGTACTGCATCTTGCAGCGGAAAAGGCAAAGCTTGTGGATTAGGACCACCCGGATTTTGATCTCTTAAATTAGCAAGTTTACTTAAAACTGGGGCGTTATCTCTGCTATATTCATAAGCAGACAGGGTTTCTGGCGACTGTGTACCTGTCTGTACCCCAGTATAGTATTCAGCTTCTTTAAGAAGTTTATTAGTTTTTCTTGTTTTGCTCACTGTTCTCAATATTTACTATTCCAATCTTAAATCTACCAGAACATTTTGGACAAAGCCAGTGAGCTTCATTTATTACCTCACTACCTCTATTTACTCTCATTATTCTAGGGTGGACCGGGCCATAATTGCAAATATTGCATTTCTCTGGACGAGGTACTATTAATTGATTCATCTATATACTTATTCAAACATCTTGCAAAAATCTACTAAAGCTTCAGCTGTAGATCTTCCAAACGCATTCTTCCATTCTGACATATTGTTAGATATAGACTTAAACTCTAGTTCTTCGCAGATATTTTCAAATTCTTTAAAATCAGGCACTACAGTTTGTAACTGCTCAAACTGCTGCTTGTAGAGATTAGTTTCGTTCAAGTTATCAGTTATCCCGTATGAAAGATCAACTAACTTTAAATTACGCTCAACTTGCTCTTTGTAAGGAGCAATAACATCTAATTCATTATTTGCAAAGCTTTTAGCAAGCTTTAAACCTTTAACTTTACCAAATCCGTCTAAACCAGAAATATTATCAGAAGTATCCCCTACAATAGCCTTATAATAAACATACTCCTTGGGGGTTAATTTAAAATGCTCTTCAAAGTTATCATGAGTAATACCAACTTTTTTAATAGGGTTATAAAATGTAGTATCCAGGTCTACTAACTGCGCAAAATCATTATCTACACTTACGATGATTTTTTTATTCGCTATGTTCTTACAAAGCCAACTAATAACGTCATCAGCTTCCAATGAGCCAGGATAGATATTCTTAATACCTAATGCTGTAGTAGATTTAATTATCTCGGGCATCATATCATAAACCTCTTTATTGCGGTTATGATCTCTAGTGCCTTTGTAGGTACCCTCTGTAAGAGTTTTCCGGAAATTAACCTGGGTGGTAAGTTTTGTATCCCAAGCAATATAAATCTTGTTAGATTTAAACGTCGTTGCGTTCGTCTTTAGTGTCTTTAAGAATGTGAAAAGCGTCCCTGTTTCTACTCCTTTGGAGTTCGTTAAGGGCATCTTTGTATTTTTTGCGATCCAATGAGCGCGATGTAGAGTGTTGTTCCCGTCTATTAAGAGAGTTGGTACGTTTTGCATGCTCATATTCAGCTATACATACATTGTAGACCTTACTTGGTAAAGTATCAACTAATTCTAAGAGTTTATTTTCTAAAGCCCAGCTTAAATCTTTTGCAGGTACTACTCGTTCAAATTTATCCGGTAAAGAGAAAAATACAGTATGCCCAGGTATATCTCGTACTTTGACTAGCCATTCTCCTTTGTAAGAGCCTTCCGTTACAAAATATACCCCTCTTTCAGCAGAAGTAAAAAAATCTTTAATTTTATTAACCAGATTCGTTTTTCCCATACGGATCTTCTCCGTTACTACTAACAATATTTTGGTTGATCTTAAACATTACCCTGCGAAAGCGTTCCAACAAAGCGTCATGCTCGGCAGGGTTTTCTGCTGAAACAATTTCAACTGGTTGATTATTGAGGTCGTATCCGATTAGTAGATAAGGTCCTAAAAACTCTTTAATTTGTTGATCCAAAGAATCGATTTCTCGATTTTTTTCTCTGACAATTTTATTTTTTAAAGACTTAAAATATTCCAGTTTAGCAAGCTGTAACATCTCTTGAAGAGCTTCTTGCTCATTCTTAGGTATCAAGCTGCTTACTGTGCCGGATAAAGCAGGCGTCGCGGTAGTATTAGGCGTTGTCTTAGTCTTGGCGTTTTTTTTGGCGGCCATTTAATATATTTATATTTTAACGCACCAGACTACGTAGTTCTGCTTCAGAAACTGTTGCTTGAAACCCGTTAACTACTCCTTTAACGATACATCCAATGGCATCATGAGAGTGAAGAGACTCTAAGTGAGAGCATACAATCTTAAAATCAGTAATGCGAGAGTCCTTATTGAACTCTTGATAAAGTAAACGAGATGCATCCTCTACGAACTTAAGATAAGAACCGTTAAGTTCTGCAAAGGCTTGCTCGTCTTCGCGCTTAACCATTACTTGCGTTTCAGTCTTAAGAGCATTCAAACACATTTGCTGAATTTCTTCAAACCAAATATGATCCGTATAGGTAAGAGAAACACGTGCTACAGAGCGCTGAGAGTGAGAAACTACAGCTTTATTGCGGTACTTACGGGCATGTTCGCCTAACTCGAACGAACACGGGCATGCAGACGAATAAACAAAGTCGAAGTGTATGACTTTATTGAATACCCCAGCTTGATTCAAGCTACATTCAACGGCAATATTATAGTATTGATAGCCAGCGTTATCAGATCTGAGACTTCTCTGAATAATAGGATAAGAAATTTTGAGAATAATTTTAGCGTCGAACGTACCTAGATTCTTCTTATAAAGTTTAAGAACATCTTCAATATAATCGATATCGAAAGTATTATCCTTATGCTCATAGAAAGAACGAATAATACGAGACATATTAATGCCTTTCTTATCAGCAGCAAGAGAAACAGTACCGGTTACAGCTGTTTCTAACTCTATCTCTGTCTTATTAGGACGAGTCCACTTAAGCGGTAGCTTAAAATTATGAATACCTACTTGTTGAATCGCGACGGGTGCACCCTGTATAAGGGAAGACGGGCCGTTCTGAAGATCAGGCAGAGTAGCAATATATGCAGGTGTTGGTACCAGACCAGTATCATACGTCCGGTCCGGCTCCATATACTTGCTATTAACCGCATCAAAAAGCGGTTCTTTACTTTCTACATCTTCTCCGAGCCAATCATATTTAGAAGTATTCATTTAATATAAGTTTCAGATTTGTTGTTAATACCGTGTTTAACTAAATAGCTAATTATAACCTCAATCGAGTCAGTCTTCAACTTGAATTTTTCAGGAAAATATTGACCACCATCATAGAATTCAAAAAAGGTTTCTCCAAACATATCTTTGTGGTTTACATAACAAGTACAATAGACCGAGGCATAACCCGGGTCTATTAATACTGTCCAGTTACGAGAATCAGCTTCACTGTATCCATCGAACATTTTATAGACTACATACCCGGAGTCTTTTAACCGTTTTACAAAATAACTTAAGGTTGTAATTTTGTTAGCCATTATTTAACTAACCCTGAGATAAGAAAAGTAAAGTCAGTATTCTCAGTAGGCTTAATAAAAAAAGACATAATCTTAAAGCTATTGTTAATACCTACTCTAGCTTTTTCGAACTTTATACCTGAAAACAACCTAAAGATATCTAGATTAAAAGGAATAGTCTGAGTGAGCTCAGCACCTTCGACATTGTCAGTAAGCTTCATTGCAATACTATCAGTATTGCTTTTTTCTTTATCTCCAAGCTCGCAGTAAAGACCATCTGCTTGTTTGTAGATGTAGATTTTATTAGTATCGCTCGTAAAGGAACTAGCTTTTAATACTTCCTGTAGTTTTTTGTACTCAATATCAAAAAAGGTATCGTTCTTTAAGCTTTCAATTTTTTCTCTTTTAAGAGTAACTTTAGGTACAATAGAGTCGTCAAGAAAGTGATACTTGAATTGGATCTTATCGGATTTATAGAATAAATGATTGGTATTTAATTTAAAGTTAAGAGTATCTTCTTCAACGCAATCAAGCACTCTAAGTAACTTTTTTACGTCCCCTATATTGAGCGAGATATCTTGCTCTAAATTAAGAGGGTAATGGTATTTACCTAGTACAATAATACTAGAATCAGGTTTATTACAGATAGTAAACAAACCATCTTTACTACCCTTAATAGATACGATATCCACGGCTTTACCAATAACATTTAGAAAGTTATCGGTAAAATCTTTTTTATTAAGCTTAAGTTCCATCTTGTGGACGAGTCGGGCTCAGTTTTTTTTTGTCTTGAATAAGATTATCAAGTTTTACATTAATAATATCAATTTTTGATTGAAGCTTTTCAATACTTTCAACCACGTCTTCATACCTAGTAACTTTATTAAAGTTAAATTCTAACTGGTTACTAGGTTCAGCGGGTACAAACGGAGCCACAATAGGTACTTGCATTACCGGTACTGAAGGAGATGCTAATACAGGTGGAGCTACAGGCGGCGCACTAGCAGCCGCCATAGCCGGGGGTCCGCCTACAGGTCTAAAAGTTTTATAGATATTTGAAGGCATAACCTTACTCATATCTACATCAGGCACTTTAAGACCCTCTCCAACAGCTCTGCTTTTTATACCAAATAGGTCTGTCTGAAGCTGTTTAGCAAAAAGAGCAGCAGCGATAACTTGCTCTTGATTAACGAATTGAGATTCGCGTTCAGCTGCTGCTAAGTCTCCTTTTACAGCATTAGGATCAATAAACTGTGGTTGTCCAGGTTGCATTAGGTGAGATCATCAAGACCGTCAAGTAGAGCTGCTACTTTATCATCGTGAGTTGAACTCTCCTTAGAAGAGCTTACTACAGCAGGTGCAACAGCAGCCTTAACAGCCGGAGCTACGGTAGCTTTAGGGGCTGGGGCTGCGACTGACTTCTTAGGGGCTGGAGCCTCGTAGGGCACGTCTTCTTCTTCAATAGAGGTACTGATCTCGGCAGAAGTGTCCTCAGTCTCGGGCTTATTATCGTAGTAATGCTCGTTAATAAACAACTTGATATCATCAGCCGATTTACGCTCTACAAAAGTATTCAGATCGAAAATACTGTTATAGGTCTCTGCAATCTTGTCTTCATCAAAGCCTTCAATAGAACTCGAAGTCAAGAACTTAGAAGCAGTATAAGTCGGGTACTTAGGGGCACCGGGCTTATCAGAGACTAGCTCTACTTTAATGCGAAGGTTGCAGCCGTCCGGGGATAGATCAAAAATACGTGCACCAAACTCTTCTGCATCATCTCCCTTAATAGCAGATTGAATAATCTTATCCAACTGACGACCATAACGGAGAACCTTAATAGTACCGTTATTCTCAGGTCTCTTAGGGTCATTAACTACAAGGACATTCACAAGCCAGTTCTCCTTACGACGGAGATTAGCCTTGGCGCGTTCTTTGTCTTGATCGGTACCGTCTCGAAGTACCTTAAAATAAAGCTCGCTAATAGGGCAACGATCTCCCCAGGTAGAAGGAGAAACCATACTCACATACTGGCCGGTAGAAATACTATTCCAGCCATGATGGAAGTAATGAAGAATAGACTCTTCAGGGCTTTTGATATTAGGAAGAAGACGTACTACATAAGTAGCAGGTGCTTCAAGTTGAAGCAAGTTACGATAAGCCGAGCCACCACCGCTCTTGGTCTTAGCCTTTTCAAGAGCGTTCTTAATACTTTCAAACATGTTAGAGTTATACGGTTTCATAATTAAAATAATAGTAGTGTGGAATAGTTATTAGTCAAGTAGATTTAAGCGTTTAATAGATTCAGTTAGTATTTTTTTAGCCTTAACAGAAGTATTTAATCTCAATTTAAATTTTACAACGTCTTTAAAAACGTTTTTAAGATAAATTTCCTTGTCCTGATCAGGCATGCTATCAAATATAGTATCAAAATTAGGTAAAGCAAGTAAAAAGTAAATACTGATATTATTTTCCATATAATCCAAAATAGGCTCATAAACGTAGCCGGCTTTGGAAGTACAATACTGTTTAAAATTAATTTTTTTAGAAACGCATTTGGTTGCGACAAACTTAATGCTCTCTAAAATAAAACTTATTTGATTATCAGAATCAGGTAGCTCGTCTTGTTTGTTTTTCTGAACAATAGTATAACAACTGATTGCTTTCTGGGTAAGGTAGAACTTTAAATCAAAATAGTCTTCATCTTTGTATAGTTTGTACGGCGCTATAAGAAAGTCCTTAGGGTTTATTTGTGGAAATCTTTTGAAAAAAAGCTCTAACCTAAGACACATTACCCCGGATTCAGTTTTGTCGAAACCAGTAAAGTCTTTCCGGGGCTTCCACGGTTTGTTTTTAAATCCACGAGATACACTTAAATATGTATTATAGATTTCCTGGGCGGTCATTTAAGCTGTGATTTTAATATCTCTTTCACAACTTTGCTACGACATAAGTTAGAATTATACTTTAAATACAGCAATATAGCTTCTCTTTTTGAATCCGTCTCGGTTAAATTCATAAAAATCTTGCAATATGTATTGTTTTTAACAATAAGAGAAAAAATTGCAACGTTATTAAGTTTTTTATTATGAATAATAGAGCAAAATGAACCAAATTTAACTAGTTCAATCTCTATCTCGTCTCTAGTGAGATTTAAAATTGGGGTTTCTAAGACCGCTTCTTCTAAGGCTCCAACTACACCAGACATTTATTACACGGGGGTGAGTAGCTTAGTAAAATTCATGAATGCTTCAGTAATTTTACCACCAGCTGCATAATTGTGTCCGCCTCCTTCGCAGAGTTTTGCAGCTAATTTTGAAAGATCTATTTCACAGCTTTTTGTTTTTCTCCAGGATACATGAGACACACTAGTATTAACAAAAAACACTAAATCTGCATTATACTTCTTAATGAGATAATCGCATATTTCGTTAACAAACTTGTCTCCAGTCGTACCATATACGTTTCGTTCTTTACCAGCGATAGAAACTGTCCCTTTATAAATTTGAAGCTCTTTAATTGCTTTATCTTTACGCTCGACGTGTTCTTTAATAATATTTTTTTCTTGAGCATTAAAACCGTTAAATCCTGTATAAAAACGGCTCATAAATTTTTCTGCCTTTTGTGCACCTGCAGATTTTTGCATGTTACTTAACAAGCAATTCATTTCATATGATTCAGGCAATTTTAAATTGTAACTGTCATAGTCGTCGGCTATAGCTACAAGTAATTTTTGAGCTGCAGTTAAGGTAGTTGGTTTATAGACTTTGTATAAAGTCTTGGCACAGCTTGTACCTTCTATAACATGTACTGTGGCGTTTTTATATCCAGAACTAGCATTAGCATGGGTTAAATGATGATCTATAATTATAAAATTAGTATTATCTATAAGATCTATACTACCCGAAACGTCTAAATCTAGAATGTATATATTTTTATAATCAGTAGGTTTATGATCATTAAGCCAATTTAAATACTCTCTACGAAAATTAGAAACTGTAGTAGACTTAAATTCTATCTCTCCAGGTTTTGCATCTAGTATCCAATGCAGTTCTAAAAGAGAAACTGTACCGTCAAGATCAAAATCAGTAAAAACAAATATCTTGTTAGGATTCACTATCTTCTATTTAATCTAATCCGTAATTTTATCAAGCTTATTTTCAATATTTGTAAGTTCATCTAAACCACCGTCAGATTTATTAGTAGTTAATCCAATATAAGCCTTCTCTTCACTAAGAGAAAGCGTAGTGTAATCAATACGCATTGCAGTTGCTCCATGCTTAGGACCAAGTCGGTTCTTGATACCGCTTACCTTAATTATACCTAATTCTTGATCTCCTTCTTCCTGGTAAATAGCCCAGACTACGTCTGCAGTAAAAGCTACACCAAGGGATTCGCTGACAGTATCTAAACTTGGATTTTCCATACCTTCTCTGTTAGTCTGTATAGCGCTTACAACAGGCATATTAAAAAAGTATGAAAGAGCGCGTAGTTCTTCTGCTGCTACTTTACCTTGCTCATATGAATTATCCCCGGAAGAAGCTTTAATCAGCCCTAAATAGTCAATCACCAGTACTTCAGGTTTAATACCGGCTTTAACTAAGGATTCTAAGTATGCTTTAATACCAGCAACAGTAACACTCTTTGGAGGAAATTCTTTTATAATGAGCTTACGTTTCTTGGTATCTACATTCTCTCTGAAAAACGTTTCTAGAGCTGGAATCTGTTCCTGAATATTATTAATGGGTATCTTAGATACATGACTACTTATTCTCTTTGCGTACATCATTTCAGGCATTTCTAAGGAGATCAATACAGTAGTTAGTCCTTTGCTTGCCATATTACTAGCAACGTTGCCTAGAAAAATACTCTTACCAACGTTAGTAGGCCCCAAGAACAAATAAAGAGCCCTACCGTTCTTTAAGAGGCCCCCACCAATTTTACTATCTATAAATCCCCAACCGGTAGGTATAGTTTCGTTATGCGCGCTAAGTTCTTTAACGACTCTTTCATATTCTCCATAAAAATCGAGCCCTATGTCACTAACTAAAGTAATATTACATGCTTTTTCAAACCAAGTAAGAAACTTACCATAGTCTGATTTTTCTTTACTGACATCATCTACGATTTTTAATACTGTGTTGTATACTGATCTTTCTTTAAAAAAGAGCTCTGTATTAGTAATAAGCTCATCAATATTACCGTTAATATCAATCTGCTTATATGTGGTAACCGTATCTTTAAAAAGTTTTAAGTCCTCTTCTTTTCTAAGATAGGTCTTAATTTCAGTAATAGTAGGTAATACTCGTCTCTTAGAGTAAAAATCTTTAATTATTCCTATGATTAATTTGTTACCAGGTACTTTAAAGTTTTCTGGTTCAAGATAATTTAATACCAAAGACGTGTAATAAGAATTAGTTAAAGCTTGACACGCTACAATGTTTTCAAAGTAATCGGTATTAATCTGAAGCTTTTCTTTCTTCATACAAGTATTATACTGTATAAACTAAAAAAGCTAAGGTTGCCCTTAGCTTTTATTTTAGGTATTTGTTTCTTCCGGTTCTGGCTCTAGCATTTCGTTCATACTGTCAATAACAGCGTTACCGTAACAGACTTTCTCCTTGAAAGCTTTCTCAAGAAGAGGTAGCGCTTTTTTATCCCAGAACACTGTATCGTTTTCCCAGTTCTTTCTATAACCGATTTTATCAGTACCTAGAGTATAGGTTTTATCCCCGGTCACGACTCCCATAGCAATCGCCATATCAGCCAATCCTGCATAACGGGATAAACCAGTACGGAAATTGTTATAAAGCTCAGCCTTTAGAAAAGGAGGTACAAATCTGTTCTTTACTGTCATTGCTGACAGTGTTACACCGCTAACATTATGTGCAACTCCGATAGCTTCCTGATCTTCGTTCTTATCAATCTTCTCATTACGCGTGGCTAACTGTACAAGAAGAGATGCAAGATAAACCGGGCCCGAACCGCCAGACTGTTTCTTAACTAGCTCAGGATACATGGACGTAGGGTTATCGTAGATATGATTTGTAAACAGAATAGGCACGCGTGCTTTAGCTGCTTTAAAGGTAAGTGCGCGCATCATAGATTTCATCGCTTTTGCCTTTGTGCCCATATCTGCTGCATCCTTACCCTCAGTTACATCTCGTAGCTCTTTAGCGCTGGCAAGATTGCCTAGACTATCGATAGCAATAATAACTTTAAGATTAGGATCTTTTGCAGCAATAATCTTATCTAGAAAAGTCGCAATCTGATTGCGACAATCTTCTACAGTTTCAACAGGATAATACTTGACTCTTTTAGCGTCAATGCCAACACCTTCAGCCGACTGACGGTCGACAGCTGCTTCGGTGTCCCAAATAGCCGCAAAATAGCCCTTCTTTTGAGCATTAGCGATGATCTTGTTAATGATAAGCGTCTTTCCAGCCCCAGAAGGGCCAGAAAACCCAGTAATACGACCGACAGGTACTCCGCCGTAGAGTGAGCCAGAAAATATAGCATTGAGAGCATAAGATCCTGTATCTATCCAATCATTAACAATAGATAGAGAATTTTCTTCTGAAAGCAAAGACGCATCAGAATTTAATGCGTCTACTGCCTCAAAAATATCCTTTAAGGAAGAAGGGGTGGCTTGTTCTGCTTGTACTTTACGAGCCATATTAGCTTTCGTCGTCAAACAGCTTAATCACCTTGTTCGAATCAGTAGCAGGCGCGCCAGCAGCAGGAGCAACAACAAACATTTGTTTATACTGTGCGAGAAGATTGGCTTCCAGAACTACATCAGTCATTACAACTGTACTCTTACTGTAACTCCAAGTGGGGAACTCATCTCGGTTTGTTGCAAACTCTCTAAAGAAAAGCGGGTAGAGCTGAACTTGCAGTCTCTTATCAGGGGTAGGAGTTACTTGCAGAATAACTGGCTTAGTAACTACTAGAGTATCTGAATCAGAAGATTCAATACGAGTAGCAATAATTGTACGTTGAATTGAATCAAGAAAAACAATGATGTTATCTGGGTTAGTATTGGTTTCGGTAGCCATATATAAATATTAATATAATAGTTTAGATAATCAACTTATTGACGAGGGAATTTAAAATAGGGTGACTTAGGGTTAATAAGGTCCTTATCAAGTAGGCTCTTTTTATTAGCCCGAGTCGGCACAATATCCCAGCCACCGCGACGTGCGTAGAAACAAGTTACAAGAAGTTCTTTAGGCTGCAGTACATCCCAGAGGCGCTTATATGCTGCTTCGCAAATTTCTTCGTGGAAATGGCATTCATTCCGGAATGAAACGATCCACTTAAGAAGAGAGTAAGGCGTAACTTGCTTTTTACCCTTATAGTAGATATAAATGTCTCCAGAGTCAGGCTGCTTAGTGATCTTACAGTTAGAGCGAAGTAAAGAACTTCTGAAGTAATCAAATCCTTCTTTCTTATCAGAGTAAACTTCAAGTAGGTTAGAATCTTCGTTAAAAACTTCAAACTTAATTTCATTCGCGCCAGGCAGTGTTTCAAGAGTACCCCAGCAGTCGTTAGCGTAATTAGTTTCCCAGCGAGCTTTACCTGATACGTAGTCTTGAGTAATATTATCGTTGAGTACTTGAGAGAACAGCTGGACCTTTACATCAGTCTCTAGAAGAGTGCTGAGATCTTTTTCAGCAGTAGTTTTAATATTCTTGAGCACTTCCTTAACAGTTTTGCCCATAGGCTGCATATTAAAACCGTTCCAGTACAACTTCATTGACTTAGACTCGACAATATAAGGATTAGTTGCAGTATATACAACTTTAGCTACGCATGCAACAGGCAGACCGTTTTCTGTCATTGCGCTGCATTCATAACCATTCCAGATATCATAACCCACGAAAGGAAGATTTTCGTTCTGAATATTCAGATACGTACGATTACGCTGGCGCTCTTCTCGTACGAGAATATCCGGCGTGTAGGTAGTAGGAGAATCTACTCTTTGGCCAAGTACTTTATCGATATTATTAGTATTCATTCAAAATCTTTTTTAATTTCAGTCATTACAGTGCTTACACGTTCTTCGACTGAGCCCATAACAAATTTAAATTTGTCAGAAGGCATAGAAACATGTCTGTTATAAAAATCAAATTGTTCAACGACTCCATTAAAGAAGTCTTGATCTACACTACGTATGCCGTCGTTTTTTAGTTCTAATTCCGGTACGACATAGAAAATTTTATCGTAAAGCTTAATACACTCACTATATATTTCAACAGCAGCTTCATAGATTTCTTTCTTTACTTTACCTTTTTGATAGAAATACGAAGTATAAGCTATACCATCTAAAGCTCCGCGATCCATAATCCAGTTACCCGAAGTAAAAATATACTCTAAATGACGCGCCATTATTAGATACTGAGTTAATGTCGTGCCGTCTTCGTTGATAGGAATATTTAAATCTTTTAAGTTTCTAGTAAGATTAGTACGAAAAGAAAAATGACACGTACTCGTCAAGTAGGCTTCGTTCTTAAGTGCATTAACTAATGTTGTCTTACCTTGCGAATGCGCTCCACAGATTGCTACTTTATAATTTGTTTGCATAAACTTTATTCGAAGATAACTGTATTTTAACGAATTGTACCCAATTTTCAACTGCTAGATTATGCAACCGTGCGATATATTCATCTAGACTGTTAAAGTCTTTGTAGATATTTTCACTGTAAAAGTTTTTAGAAGAAATAACTTTACCAGCATCTACTTCCGGTATAACTTCATGTATAACATGGCCGTGGTACTTATACGGTGTTTCTGCATGATTCCACCAGGCTCGCTTTTGAGGGTCTTTACCTTTAAGTTCAGGAAAATGAGTAATAAGACCGGGATGACCGTTATAAATTTTATATCGACTACAGACCGTAGAAGGCAATATACGTAAAAAGCCATGTAGAGTTACCATATCAGCTTGCTTGATTGCTTCTTTATATTCTTCAACAGTAGGCTTCTTAGGGATAAAAATAAACCGATCAAAAGCTAGTTCTAAAAGCTTAGGATTGATTTTATCCATATCTTCAAAGGACTTATTAGTTATAATAGCGTCAGGAAACCTTCCTACGCGTAAAGACACTTCAAGTAATTCAGAACCGCTCTGAGAGAACAGAGCTTTCCAATAGAAGTTACGTTTCATGTATTATCCGTTATGTACAAATTTTTTAAAGTCTCTTATATTTTCTGCTATCCATTGTTCTTGCTCTGCGTCAGGAATGCAATCTATTAAGTCGACAAGCTTAGTTTTTTCTTTTGTCCAGTTTGCAAAAAGATCTCCGTAACCTACTTTTTTAATACCATGCACAATAGGGGATGAAGTATCTAAAGTTTTGATCCAATTAAAAGAAGGGTCATTATAAAAACTAAACTCTCGTGGGTGTGCACAACCGAGCAAGTGATGCGGCTTCTTAGTATTAATAATACCGTCGTCTAGAAGTCTTTTTAGGGTCATTACTCTTCCCATAGCATAACTTACCCATTTATTAGGATGCGGAAAAACAGTTAAATAATAATTATAGTCAAAAGAAATAGCTAGTTTCTCTACCCCGTAACGATCAAGAGCAGTATAGCATTTAACTAGTTCTGCATAAGACTTGCCTTGTATGACGCCAATCGGTATAGAATCAGTATGACAAGAAAGAATCCATCTGCCCATCCAGTGCTCTGCTTCTTGGATAGTTTTGTCACAGTTTTCTAGTACATCAGGAATAATATATTCCGTGGGTCCTAGTTTATTGATCCACTCGATATATTTTCTTGTCTCAAAAGCAGTACCGAGTTCAAAGATAGAATTATCTAGAAGAACAAGTCGATTTAGTTTTAAACTTTCTTTGAAGAAAGAAAAGTACTCGGGCTTAGTCTCAAAAAGATGCACTAAAGCATAGTCATAATCATTGTATGTCCGAGAAATTTCGAGCATACTTAACGGGGATTCGTGGGAGATTTTAATCATGTGAAAAGAGAAAAAAGGTCAGTTTCAGTTTCGTTAATTACGTCAGGTAGTCTCCAACCAATAGCTTCATACACTGCTTCAATTGGGGGCTTTATAAGTGTATCAAACATTTCAACGTAATCTACTTGAAAATCAGTAAATTCTGCTGGGTAAGTGCCTGTATAGCAAAGAGTATCGATTTGGTATTTATTAGGTGCGACGTATATCTTTTTTACTTTTCCGCCTGAGGTAATTTTTTCGTACTTTGTCTCAAGATTCATCTTTTTGAGCAAATGATTAAAGTAAATTGCACCTTTTACGTGATTAGGAGTGCCTTTCGCAATCTTAAAGGGATACTCGCATTTGCTGTCGTATTTTTCAAGATCGCTCAAACCACCGCGGATAGCAATATCATCAACTTTAAAGGTCTTAAAGGCCTCGTATGTCTCCTTGTATAAGGTGTTTGCCTTAGTTTGATCCTGTAGAAGAAGAGAACTTTCAATCACTTTCTTAATCAGTTCCTTAGCTTTTTTAGGGGTAGTAGATCTAGCGATTTCAACGCCTACGTACTTAAATTTATTTATATCAGCCCCTTCATCATTAAGAACGTGTATAATATAGCGTTTCTTTTCGAGGTACACCCCTACATCGCAGATTGATTCTCTCTTAAAAAAATAACGCGGGTCAACTGATTTAAGCTCAATAGCAGACCACTCTTTAATTTTAGTATTGAGGTAGGTACCCATATCTTTATCGATAAGGGTCAACCCTCCTGCGGTAATTTTACCGTTTTGTATCAGATTGATCTTTAGTTTATCTACAATAGGTTGGATAGTAACATGAGTACTGTCTGTGTCCCCATAAATAGTAAGAGAGCCATCAATACCGTATTTTTCTTTAGCGTATTGATCAAGTATGACGCTTGCTTGCTTAACCACTGACTGACCCGTGAGAGTGATACTACCAGCATGGTCACTATCACATATAGGAGAAAATTTGTTAGCAAAAACGCCGTAGATAGAGTTGAGCAGAATCTTGATAACATATTGGATAGTGTCAGCTCGTTCCATTTTAGCTTTACAGTCTTTGTGTTCAT